CTATTATAACGAGCTACTTCTTTTTGTAAGATTTCTTTAGGATAGATTCTTCCATTTCTATTTTTCACATCAGATTGCATGAATACACCTTTAATGGAATAGTTTTTCTTTCCATTAGCTTCTTCTACAATATATTCTGCGTTTGATATTTCTTCGGTAATTAATTTCATTTGTATCTATCTCTAATTTCTCTCTAATATTTATACAAATTATTATCTGAAAACCACTAGAATTGTGTAATTATCACCATTTGCAAAATTCTTTGTGGATAATAAAACATCGCCTGTTGGTGTTGTTGCGTTGTTTGTTATCTCATTACCGTCAGCACGTAAGTCCCAAAAACCTTGACCAGACAACAAAACTGCGGTAGCATTTGTTTCACCATCCCATATCAATTCTACTGCTGATTTAGGATTAGCAGTATTAATTGAATAAAAGATTTTTGATATTTTACGATTGCCGTCTTCGGTCATAAAAGTTGTTGTACTTGCGTCAATTTTTTTAACTAAAGTTTCACCTGTGCCGTCAGAATAATTAGTTAATTTAACGCCAAACTTTACGCCTGTCGTATCAGTTAATACCTGTGTTGATACCGTGTCAGCCATATTAGTGTCCTACGCCAACAGCAGTAGCACTTACAGCACCACTTGATGAAATTGTATGTTTAGCATGTTTTTCAATTGTGATTTCATCACCTGCTGAGTTTAACAATGTTGTACCTAATGTAGTACTACCATCTTTAACCGTAATAGTGTTACTACCAGCAGTAGCAACTATTCTTACAAAGTGTGCATTACCGATAGTGTTATCAGTTAAAGTACCTGCGACAGCTGTTCCTTTAAGTATAAATGTTCCCATTTCTATCTCCTTAAAATTGTTAATGTTTCTTTATCAAAATAATTCATCAAATCTTGTTTGCTGACACCGAATTGTTTTGCAGCGTTATTAACATTCTTTTCAAAGTTTGCAATAACGTCACCGTCTTTGTCAGCCATTCTAAACACCATATCAACAGCACGCTTCATTTTAGGCGTGAGTTTGTTATACTGCCTAGTACGTTTGTAATCGTTAGCTTCAGTTATATTATCTTTTATAAAATTACTGAGCCACTTCATCACTTGACGCCTCTGGTGTTGCAGGAGTTTCAGCACTTATATCATTGCCACTAAACACATTTGCTTCTGGAGCGTCTGCGCCTTGTTGGCCTGTAAATACCGATCTTGCCACATCAGTTTTTGCGTCATCTAAAGCAGACGAAACTTTATCTGCAAGAGCATTTTTTAAATCATCTGCAGCTTGTGTGTTGTCTCCTTTTTGTAACGAATTAACGAATTTACCTATATTCTCTTTACTCATTATTTATCTCCTAATGTCGGTTTTTCTTCTTTACCATCATCCTCTTTTTCTCTAGGCGTAATGGGGTTTTCTTCGGGCTGACTTTCAGCACCTTCTTCTTCAATTTGTTTGTCAATTTCTTCTTGTTCTTGTTCATTTTGTTTTAATATTTTTGTTCTAATGTAATTGTTAGAGAAATACTTACCAACGTAACCTTCTAATTGTTGAGCAAGTTGTACTCTTTCTCTCATCATTTCACTATGTTTTAATTCAGCAAAGTAACCATCTTGTAAGAAAGTATATGTAATATCTCCCATCATTGAATCCCATTCTTCAGGTGCAATAACACCTTTTAGAATTAATTGTGTCTTCAATAGATCATGGAATAACATTGTAAATTTCTTTCTTAAACGACCTACAAATTTAGTAAACTTAACTTCATCTCTACTAATTTCTGCAGCTCTACCAAGATTGAAACCTTGACCACCTTCTAATCTACTAATAGGTATATTAAGTGAACGATATAGTTTCTTTTGGAAGTATTCTATATCTTGTATTTCACCTAAATTCTGACCACCTGGTAAAGTAGTAATTTCAGTTCCTCTCCCACCTTCTCTACGAGGTAACCAATAGTCTTCTAACATACTCATATAGTTTCTGTCATCTCTTATTTCACCTGTACTTGCGTCATATACAAGTTTGTTTCTATATCTTGCCATAACATCTCTTAAAT